TTCCCTTCCTATCAATAAAAACTTTAAACGAAATTATATTTCCTTCTTTAGCTATCATATGAAATTCACCTTTTCTAAGCTGCCCCTAAGTCCAGCCTTCATGTAAGAGGTTGAGCGTCCTTCAAAGAAATTCTGGTGCTCCACTCCTAGTACATCATCTAGCCAGTTTAGAGGGTTATCTTTTATGCCGTAGTTAGGTTTTAGTCCTAGCTGTAGCAGTCTACGGTCGGCTATGTAGCGGATATATTTAAGCATCTCTTTCTTAGTCAATCCTTGGATATTACCCTGAGCAAATACTAAATCTAGAAACTTATCTTCTAATTCTACCATCTCCCGGCACGCTTGATATATTTCTTTCTTGAAATCATCAGTCCATATCTCTATATTTTCTTGTACGAATTCCCTGAAAAGCTTTGTCATTGCTTCGACGTGTAGAGACTCATCCCGAATACTGTAAGTAATTATTTGTCCCATACCTTTCATCTTTCCAAATCTAGGAAAGTTTAAAAGTATTATAAAACTACTGAATAGCTGAAGGCCCTCAGTGAAACCGCTATAGACAGCAAGCGCTTTAGCAATACTTTTTTTATCCTTGGCGGATACTCTAATTGTATTAATGTATTCATGCTTAGCAGCCATCGCTTCGTACTCAGAGAAGGCTTTGTATTCTGTTTCAGGCATTCCTACTGTATCTAACAACAAGCTGTACGCATGTTGATGTATGGACTCCATATTAGCAAAGCTACACATCATCATACGAGCTTCTGGCTTCTTGAATATCCTCATGTAGCGGTCAACATACCCCGCACCCACATCCACATCTGACTGCGTGAACAACCTAAATATCTGAGTCAATAAGTTCTTCTCCGACTTGCCTAAGTCCTGCCAATCTTTAACATCGTTGTGTAAAGGTACATCCTCTGGGAACCAATGCATTTGGTTCTGCTGCACGTAGTAATCAAACATCCACGGATTGTCAAAAGGTTTATAGTAGTCTCTTGTGCCTAGTAAGCTCATTTTTATTTTATCCTTCGCACGCCAAACACTCTACATCTGAAAGGTTTATGCGTGGTATTTTTATGTTAACATTTTCTGTGTTGCGAGCAGCTTCCGAACGCAGGTAATAAAGTGATTTTAAATTCTTAACGCCCGCCCAATGTACGTCGTTAACGTACTGTAGAAACTCATCGTGAACTTCTTGTGGCTCCGTTGCCTTGGGTGGTGAGAAGAATAAATTAACGCTTTGACTTTGACAAATATATTTTTGTCTGTGGTGTGCGTGTTCGATTATCCATATTTGATTTATCTCTGGGGCAGTCTTGAACACCTCCTTCTCTTCACTGCTTAAGAAGTCTAGGTGCTGAACAGAACCTTGCTCCGCTGCTATGTCTCGCCACACTTCTTCGGTGTTGGCATCTTTAGTCTTCAATAAGTTTTCTAAATGTCGATTGCGAACTTTATACGACCCCGTTAAAGTTTTGTGCGTATATACATTAGCACGTGATGGCTCGATACTAGGACTTGTTCCGTCACATATAATACTAGAACTAGCGTTAGGGGCAACAGCAAGAAGATGAGCGTTGCGCCTACCACTACCCAACATATCAGGTGCTTCGCCCCGTTCAACGCCCAGCTTGATACTAGCTTCTTCAGATTTTCTTTTGAGTAATCCGAATGCTCTGTGGTTAAATGAACTGGCGTACATACCTTCGAAAGGAATGTTATTACTTTGTAAATAACTGTGGAAGCCCATCGCCCCAAGGCCGATTGAACGTTCCCTATATGCGGAATACGCAGCTTTTCTATACCCATGTTTACCCTCCTTAATGTAGTTTTTGAAACGGTCTGGCCCTGCCCTATAGGAGCCTAGCTCATCCGTGTTCACAGCGCTATCAATAAAGTGCTGTAATACATTATCTAACATCGTAACCAAGTCTTCAATGAAGAGTTCATCCTTACTCCACTCGTCAAAATTTTCTAGGTTAACACTGGATAAGCAACACACGGCTGTTCTGTCTTCGTTAGTCGGTAGCATTATCTCGCTACATAAATTGCTTTGTTTTATTTCTAAGCCCAGCTCCTTCTGTTCAGGGGGTAGAGCATCGTTGCAGTTATCTATATTAATAATATAAGGCTCCCCTGTCTCAGCTCTGGTGTATATCATTTGCCACCATAAATCCCGAGCGCTGATACTCTTAACGGCCTCCTTAGTTTTAGGGTCTATCAATCTCCAATCTTCGTCCGCACTTACGGCATCTAAAAAAGTATGTGTTACGTTAACGGCGTTGTGTATATTCAAGCACTTGCGGTTCAAGTCTCCGCCTGTGGTTTTCCGCATCGCAATAAACTCTTCAACCTCTGGGTGGTCTATATCCATATAGGCTGCGTAGCTTCCCCTGCGAGTAACGCCTTGATTGAAGGCAAGCATTTGGGAATCTACGACATGCATGAAAGGGATAGAACCAGTAGATTTACTACCGTTAGAAGTCCCAGTACCGTTACTCCTAACATCACCCCAATATCCACCGATACCTCCACCTGCGCTTGCCAGCCAAATGTTTTCATCATAATGGTCAGAAAGACCAGACCTTGAATCAGGCACATAGTTAAGAAAACAACTAATGGGAAGACCGCGAGAGGTTCCCCCGTTAGAAAGTATAGGGGTGCTAAACATAAACCAGCAAGAACTTGCGTAATTATAAAGTCTTTGTGCAAGAGTGAAGTCAGTAGTTCCTTGGTACGTTGCGCCAAATACAGCAGCCCTAGCGAAAGCTTGTTGAGCATATTCTTCGTTCTCCCAAAAATATCTATCTTTTAATGTGTCTTTTGAAAATTGACTTAAGTTATTCTCCTTGCTTAGGTCTATCTGTATCCCTAGATACTCCTGTGTCCTCACTGCCATAGTCGCGTTCCCTTTTATCTTTAATGTATTTCTTTGATGTCTGCCTGTTACGAGCCTTCTTATTTTTATTAAACTTAGCAGTCCTCTCCGCTTTTCGTTCCATCTCCACCGGCTTTCTCCAATAATGTTGCGTTCTCTATATAAAAATCCAAGACTCTTTCATCGTACCATAAAGCTTTCAACAGGTCTGGACGAGGCTTTTTCTTATACCGAAATCTCCAGTGGTACTTTAAACTATTTCCACGTAGGTATCCTAGATATTCTTCAGGTGTCAACATAGCCTCGATAGCTTCGATGCACTCTACTTTTCCTTTGTTATAGTGCGACGGATGATAAACTTCATCCTCTCTTACAGATTCGGAGTCTTCCTCTAGTTGGTACGAGGATGATTGAGGAGCTTCATCTTCGTAAGATTTATCTTCTTGGTAACTTCTCCAGTAGTCTGGCCTACCTTGTTGTGTAACCCAATCTTCTATGTTTTTATTTCGCATAAATTTCTATCTCCGCATCGAGGTCATGTTGACGTTGTTTGAAGTCTTCCGTTTTTCGGAGCTTTGCGTTTACCCAATCATCTGGTAAGGTAGCTTCGGTATACCATCTAAACTTATTAGCTGTAGCCCACTCGCCGTGAGTTCGTTTTGTCCCGTCTTTTCTAATTGTAGCTCCCGGCATTGGTGAAGCGGGGTTAGCAAATAGGAAAACTAGTTCAGTATTCTCTGGTAGTTTTTCTCGAATCCATTTATACTTTGAGTACTCTGCGTAGTCCCAAAACCTACCCTTAGATTCTAACAGAATTACCTTGCTTTGTAAAGTCCTTACGAAGTCGGGTTCGTAAGAATGTTCTACTATATATTTTACTTTAGCGGCGTGGTGTTCCCAATCTTTAAGGATTGTATCGTGTAAAAGATATTCCCAGACGCTATCGTAGCCTTGTACCTTCTCATGCCGAGGACGTTTAATTCTAGGCTTGCGTCTCAATGTAGTTCCCTTTCGTAATTACCGATAGCTTCCTTGATGCTATCATACAAGAAAAGTAATTCCTCCAATTCAAGTTTACTCTGACGCAATTGTATGTTAGCGGCGAAAGCAATTATAATATTCTCGACTGGGTGTTGTTGGTCCGGCTCCTCAGCAAGCATTTTAAGTCCTCCAATATAATAGCGTCCAAAAACTTTCCTCCTTTAATTAATTTCTTAATGCTTTGCTTAGCCCAGCGGCTAGTATAAAAAGATAGACGGAGAGTTTTTTGTGCTACGAAATATTTATCTTTAGGTAAAAAGTTTTTAAAATTATTAATTGTTATACCTTCTGCTTCTTTCTCTGAGACTAAACTACTCAGCCATTCAAGAAGCAGCTTGTCTGCTTTTTTATTTATCTTCTTAATGGTTGTGCCTCTCATGGGGTAACTTCTTCAACCTTCGGGGGCACCACAACGGTAGTTAAGTATTCTATGCCCTTAGCATATTTAAACATTCGAAGACCTGCCCCGCCGTTCGTATCCTTATTACACTCTATCTTATGTTGGCAATAAAAACATCCGGTAGGAAGCTTCATGTTTCCCTTCAACCCCGCTGGGATAGGTTTGTAACATTTCTCTGGTGCCTTACCATAACTAAGCATGATTTCTAGTAAGTTAGAAATTAAATTTTTAACATTTGGCTTGTCTAATTCTTCTGGCTGGTATAAAGCAAGCTCTCCTGATTCTTTATTCAGCGCAAGAAAGCCACCGTTGTTAGTGCCCTCCGACTTTTCATAGCCCGCAAGCTGACTGATGTAACCGAAGGGGTCATCTTCTCGTAACGTTTTGTTTTTAAATTTCCTGAATGCATAATTGGAAGCTGTCTTAATATCTATAACTTCACCATCAATTTTGCAATCCATGTGTCCTTTGATACCGTTTACGCTTACTTCTTTCTGCTCGTCGGTTACCACATGCCCGGAAAGTTTAACAAAGAAGATTAAGATGTCTTCAAGAAGGTGCCCGTACAGAAATTTTATTTGTGTATCTGGGGAATGTTTTACATCTTTCGTTTGTCGGTTGCTGTAGTACAACTGCCTAGCTGGTCTTCCAATGTTTGACATCCTCAGTTTAAACTTGCTACGATTTTGAGGTGTACCCCAAGTCTTAATTGTTTGTTTAATTTTATCACCAAGCTCATCCAAGAGTTCATCTGGTATTTCCTGTCCGTCCGTAATGGCAGTGACAGTTTCGTATATATCATCAACTAGTGTAGATAGTTCTTTCATTTAAGAGTCTCCTTAAACGCTTTAATAACATCGCTTGAGAATAGTTTTTGTAGGTTAACTAGAAACATTTTGCTGGCGTGATTGTCCCCGCCCGATACAGTTTTAAAAG